CGCGGGGCATGTCGTCAGGGATGTTCCGCAGCACGATCCCGTCGCGGGTTTCGATTTCGTAGGCCATTTAGTAATCCACGCTTTCGCGGCGCGTCTTCCCGCCGCCGCTGCCCGATGTGCCAAGACGCGCGCCGACGTCGACGCCGCGCCCGCGCTCGGCGCCGCCGGGTGCTTCGCCGCCTGGAGCGCTGCCGCGAATGAACGCCTTGGGATCGACGCCCCAGCGCTGCGCCGTCTCGCTAAATTGACGGTTGTAATCGCCGCGCAGCTCGGTCACGTTTGACTGCATTTGCTTCGCGACGCCACGGATGCCCGCGACCTGAGACGGCGTCAGCGGCTTACCCGTTTGCAGCTGCGTCAGATAGTTCTGCACCGTGTCGAGCACGCCGCGCGCGCTGCGCGCCGCCGCGTATTCGCTTTCACGCACAACCGAGCCGGGGTCCAGCATTTTCATGAAAGAGAAAATCAGCGCCTGCTGATCCTGCGCCGTCATTTGCCCGGCGGGCTTGCTCGTGAGCATCTCGACCTGTTGCGCGGCCTGCTGCTGGTCGCCGAGGTCTTTCGTCACCTTGCCGTAATCGCCGCGCAGCGTGTGCTCGCGCTGGAACAGGCGTTGCGTCTGCGCTTCGCCCTGGGAAGCGGCACGCACCGCGCGTGATTCGGCAAGATTTTCCTGATGGCGCTGCATCGCTTCGCGGCGCAAGTCGCCAGCCTGTTCGCGAGCAAGCCGCCTCTCGTCTGCCGTCTCAGCGTGTTGCGCCTGGGATTCGAAAATGCGCGCCTGCTGTTCCAACCGGGTGACTTCGGTTTCGCGCGCCTTGAATGGGTTAGCGATGAACTGCCCGCCCTCGATCGTGCCCCAGCCCCCGGGCACTTCCGTAGGCCCGCGCGCCGCCATCGCCTGCCGCAGCACTTGCCCGCCGAGCGGCGCGGTGCGCTCGCCCCCGAGCTGCGACAGCACGAGCCCGGCGGCAAGATCGCGGCCCGAGCCTTCCTCGCGGCGCTGCGCCTGGGCGATCAGCTGCGCCATATCCGGCGGGCCACCAGTCGCCAGCTCGTTTGCGCGCTGCAAGGCTTGCATCGCCTTGGCGCGGTAGTCGGGCGTCGCGGCGGCCGGCGCCTGGGCCGGCGCGACCGGCTGGCGGGCGACCCCCTGCGACGGCATGCTGAGCGCGGGTTGCTTGCGCACCGCGCGCAGCAGCGCGGCCTGCTCGTCCATCGGCCCGGGTTCCATCCCGGGCATGTCCATGTAGGACAGGCCGAGCGGGTCAATTTCGGGCGGCAGCGGCATCAGTATTCCTCGCCGTAGCCCCCGGACTCGGCGCCGATCATTTCCGGCCGGCGCTTACGCATGAGCCCGCGCGCGAACGTTCGATATTCCTCGCCGAACTGCTTTTGCTTCTCGGGCAGCTGATACTGCTGCATTGCGCCGCCCAGGCCGGAAACCGCGCGGCCTACCTGGGACGCCCAATCCATGCGCCCGCCTCCCATCGCCCGGCCGCGCAGCTCGCGGGCGAGCGCATCCTGCTGCGCCAGCTGCTGCTCGCGCGCCGAGAAATCGGGCATGCCGAGGATTGCTTCAAGCTGTTCGTCAGTGAACGTCATGGAGTCCCCCTAGCACGGTGAAATCATCAATTAGGTGCTCGCGGTAACGGCGAAGACGCACGTTCAGCTCGCTCTGCATGTCGGGCGTCGGCAGGTTGCGGATGCGCACGCCGTTTTCGTCGAGATAGGCGATGCAATCCCAGCAGTCATGCGAGCTAACCTCGCCCGCGCGGTAGTAAGCCGGGATCAGCTCGGGACACTCGCGCTCGCAATAGGCGAAAACCTGCTCACGCGTCCAATCCTCGATCGGAAATTCATACGTGATCCCGTCTTCAACGTGGCCGCTGTTGATCGGCGAGCGCTTCACGTCGGCTTTTTTCTGGCCCCGGATAATGTGCGTCGCGCCCAGGCGCTGCGCGGTCGCCGCGAGCGCGGTCCAGATATTCGCGTTGCAGCACCCGAGATAGCTTGTATAGAGCGGCCCGTCGCCGAGCGTGCCGTGAATCGCGCGCCCGAGCAGCGTGTAACGCACGGGCAAAAGATCAACCGCCGTGCCGTTCTGGCCCTCCCAGGCCGCTTTGTCCGTGCGCACGTGTTCGAAGTGCGGCACGAGCAGCGCAATGCGCTGCATGTAATCGACCATGTCGGGATACGCCGAGCCGGTGTTGATCCAACAGACGACAATGTCGGGCCACTCGGGACGCTTCACGAAAAGCGTTGCGAGCGAATCAATCCCGCCGCTGAATTGCAGAATCTTCATAGCGCGATGGCCGCCACGCTCGCGACCGAGCCGATCATGGAGCCGTAGTCGGGGCCGCCGCCGCCGGCTTGCGCAGCGCCGAGTCCGTATTGCCCCTGCGCCTGGGCGGCGCCGAGCAGATTCGGCGGGGCCGCCGGTTGCGCCTGGGGCACTCCAGGCATTTGCGGCGACTGAACCTGCTGCCCGGTAAGCAGCGCGTTCAGCTCGTTCAACGTCATGCCGCGCCGCTGCGCCTGCTCGGCAATCGCGCCCTGTCGCAGCGCCTGCTGGCTGCCGACGTCGGCCCGGCCCTCGCCGAGCGCCTGGGCCATCATTTGCTTGTCCTGGGCCGCGAACTGCTCGCCGAGCTGCCCGGACGCGCGCTTGTAGGCTTCCGTGCCCATGGGCAAACCCATGTTCGCGAGACGCGCATCAAGCGCCGACTGCTGCTGCTGGCGCCCGGGTTGCAGCATTTGCGACATGGTTTCGTAGGCGCCTTTTTGCGCGTCCGCGATGCTGCCCGGCGCGGCGGGCAACCCGCCCCAGTCAAAGGGCGTCTCAAAGCCCTTCGTGGCCTGCCCCAGCAACGTTTCCGCCGCGCCCGATCGGCCCTCCTGAATGCGCTGCTGGGATTCGAGCGCCTTCTGCTGCTCGGGCGTCAGGTTGATGTTGCTCGTCCATTCGGTGATCGGCGCGCCAGTCGACGGGTCAACGCCCGCCGTTGCGCCCCAAGTCTGCTGGCCCCATGGCGTGTTGATGGTCGGGCGATTCGCCCAAATCGCGCCGGCTTGCGCTTCGCGCCCGGCCGCCGCCTGCTCCTGCGCCGCGCCGCGATAGTCGGGCGCGGGCGGCGTGCTGCCTTTGCCGCCGCCGTACAGACAGAACGCTTCGCCCGTGAGAAACCGATAGATCGTCGTGAGCTTGATCATGATTACATCGCCGTTGATCCGCCTTCCGGCTGGTAATCAGGGTCGCCGCCCTGGGCGAGAATCGCCGCGCGGCGCGCTTGCTGGCGCATCTCGTCAATGCGCTGCCCGATTACCTGATGGTGTTGATACCCCGGCTGAAACATCGCCTGACTAGGGCTGACGCGCCACAGCCGGTCCACGTCGGGAACAATCTGCCGCATCGTGGGGTCGGGCTGGTTTTTGCTCAGGTAGCGATACGCTTCGAGCGTTTCAGGATCGAGCCGGGGGCCTTGCGCCAAGTGCGGCGCCATCTTCATAGGCGGCGTCGGGTTCGCCGCCTCAAACGGATTCGCGCCGTAATTGCGAAGCGCGTCAACGTACGCGCGGCCCTGATCGGCGGGGCCGGGAATCGGCGCACCGGGTGCGCCAGGAGCTGCGGGGGCGCTCGGCACCGCGAACGGATTAGCCGCGTAGCTACGCGAGCCCGACGTGTACTGCGTGGGCATCTTCCTTTTCCTCCGCGTTCAAATAGCGGCACTGATCGGGGCGCATCCCGAACACAACCAAATCGCCGCCGTCGTCGTGCATCTCAGGCAGGCGAAACAGCTCCGTGAATCCAAGGTGCCTGTCAAAGCGCATCGCGCGATCGTTCTTGCTGTTGACAAGCCCGATCAGCAATTCGCGCTTCGCTTCGCCGAACGCGTAGCGAAACACGGCGTCGAGCATCGCGCGCGGGCTGAAATGCCACCCGGGGGCGAAGGCGATATGAATTACCGCGATCTTGCCCATGAATCCCGACAGACCGACCACGATCACAAGCCGGTCCTCCTCAACCCAGCCGAGCATGCGTTGATCGGCGCTCGGGTGCACCCCAGCATGGGCGGCGAGAAACCCCGCCATCGCTTGCCATTCCTTCGGCGTGCTCGGGCTAACGATCACATGACCCCCCCGGGCTCTTCCCAAAAATCAATCGACGTCAACAGCGTGTCGCCGCCGCACAGGTAATCGAGCTGCACGGTTGCGGCGAAGCCAATGCCGAACGTGCCGAGCCATTCCTTGATCGGGGCCTGCAGGCCCGACCAGCGGCCCGTATCCCACAACGCCACGTCCCATTTCGATTGCGAAATTTCGGGCAGCGTCGGCACAATCGTCGGTTTCGGCGGCCCGTAGTCGACGAGAATTTGCAGCGTGAGCTTCGGCGTAAGCGTCGTCAGAAACGACGGACGGACAAGCGTGAAGCGCTTATAGGCGCCGGGCGGTCCGAGCGGTTGATAAGCGGGCGTCACCTGACATGCGATCGGGTCGCCGACGTCGGTGCCGATCAGCACGTTATCAAGCGCGCCGTCAAAGGCGCGCACAACGCGCCCGTCTTTCGTGCCGGCGAATACGTCCGCGTCGACAGCCGCGAAGCTCGCATAGCTCGTCTGCTTGAACGTCGACCATGCGCCGGTCGTCGTTTTGAAGGCGAGAAAGTCGCCGCCCTGGGGCGATGCTTCGGGCGGGAACCCGATCAAGATTGCCTCTTCCTTCGCAATCGTGACAATCTGCCAGCCTTCAAGCGTCGAGAAATCCTGCATCAGCCGCGCGATGATCGGATCAACCAAATAGCTCAAATGCTGCTGCGAAAGCGCGGCAAGGCTCGCGGCTGCCAGTAGCTTGGAAACCGGCATCGCGCCGAACTGCGACAGGATGTAAACATCGCCGCCGCTCTGATTCACCATGCGCCGACCGGCGGGCAGCGGCCCGACGTACCACACGCCGTGCAGACTGAACGCGTCAGCAATGTCAGGGTCCGTCCCCTTGTAAATGACGACGTCGCCCTGGGAGGAAACCGCGATCAGGTAATCGTCAATCCCTTCGCCCCCGTCAACGGTCCAGTTTGCGAGCGCCGCGAGATGGCCGCCATGCCGGAACTGCGGGCCGAAATCAAATTCCTTCGCGACGCCGGTAATCTGATCAGTCGGGAGATACCAAGCGCGCGTGCTGTCTTTTTCGACGAACCACAGGCGATGCTTCCATGGCGTGACGAAGCAGAACAGGTCAGGGTCGACGCCGTCGACTTCGCCCGCCGCCGCGCCCATCGTGACGTGCGACCATGCGGTGCCGTTATAGATGTAATACCCGCCCGCGTTGTTCACCGCGCACAGGAAGGAACCCGCGATGTTGTTGAAGTTAACGGACGTCCAATAATCGGACGCGCCAGCGATGCCGATTTGCGGCGTCCAGGGAGCGCCGCCGCCGTTCGTCACGTCATAGACCGATCCGCCGGTCGCCGCGAAGAGCTTGCGCGCGGTCGCCGCCGTGGAGTAGGCGCCGACGCCCGGCTTGATCGGTGAGCTGGCGGCTACAAACATTCTGTCAAACGTCGTCTGCACCGCCGAGCCGCCAATATAGGTGACGAGCGAGCCGAGCGCGGCGGCCGGGTAATAGCTCATGAGCGAGCTAACCGGAACGTTGCTCAAGCCGGCGGCCCATTCGGAAAACCCCTTGCGCGTGCGCAGTCCGTAGGTTTCAACAAATACGTTAACGAGACTGAGCGCGAATTCCGGGCCCATGACCGAGAACGGGTCGCGCGCGTTCAGCCCCTTGAACGGCACCGCGAGCGGCGTAATCGTGCCGACCTGTTGCCGAGCGCGGCGCGTGTTCATGATCGAGGGCGCGCGGAACATCGCTGCTACATCCCGATGCCCGTATTCGGCGTGTTGTAAAAGTTGTCGAGGTAGCGGAACGATCCGGGTTGCGCGCCCGCCAGCGTCAGCACTTGCCCCATTTGATCGCGCTGCGTGAGCTGCTGGTAACGGTCATTGAAATCCGACTGCGCAGCGGCGGTCGACATGCCTTTTTGTTCCAGCCATTTCACCTTGATGGCGAGCACCATCAACAGCCAATCGAAGCGCGGCACGTCCGAGTTTTTCGTCGCGCGCTGCTTCATGATCAGCGGGTCGTCGCCGTCAATCACCCAGTCGGCTACGATGTATTCGAAAATCACCTGTTCCGCGAGCGCCGGGGCCACCATGAATTCAAGCTGATCGTTACTGATCCGGCAGGCGGGATTCGCATAGAACGATTGCGAAATCCAGGCGAGCACCGCAAACCACTGCTGCGGGTTCAGGACGACGACAGGCCGGCGCATCGCGAGCGACCAGCCGGTTTGATCGACGAAGCGCGAGAAATCGGCGGGCAGGGGATAGAGCTTCGTCACCCCGTCGCCGACGACGGAAAACGGCTTGCGCAGCTGCTGCCAATCGAAAGACTCGTCAATCATGATCCCGGCGAGGTTCACAACCGAGCCCATGAGCTGCGCCGTCTGATCGGCCGAGTCATAGACCCCAGGCGGCGCCGGCAGCGACAACTGCAGGCACGCCTGCTGCACTTCGTACAGGACCGTATCGAGCTTCTGGAGCGATGCCACGGGCGCGCTACTCCGTCGCCTTCGCCTTCGCCGGCAGCACTGCGCTCGCCGCTTCCATGAGCTTGGACAGGCGCGCGACTTCGGATTTAAGCTCCGCAATTTCGCCGTCGCGCTTTTCAAGCTCGGCCTGCACCCTGATCATCGGCGCCTCGCCCTTCGCCGCTTCAACGTACATCTTGGCTAGCGCCTTCAAGCGCTGAAACCCCATCACCTTGTCGCCGAGCGAGTCGGGCATGTCGGCGAGCTGCTCGATCGTGTAGCACTTGAAGTATTTGAATTCCTCGGCTTGGGCGCGCGTCATCAGCGGCCAGTGCTCCAGGCGCGTCCCGGTTGCGCCGGGCTCGGACTCGCCCGTCCCCTTCCATGCGGCGTAAGCCCTGGGCCAGCGCTTCATGTCCGTGTCACGGATCGGCCGGTCGATGATGTTGTCTTTCGAGTTGAAAATCCGAATGAACGGAACATCGTGAAAGATCGGCCGCCCCGAGCTAGCGGAGGCATCCTCATCCTTCACGGTGCCCATGTAGAACTGCACGGGGATTCGCTCGTCACCCTGGTAGGGGTTGCTCGGGTCGAAATGGCTAATGTCCGCGTCGAAAGTTTGCATAAGCGTCATGGGGGGGCTCCGTTGTTATCGTGGAATGACGACGTCGGCCTGCCCGTCGCCGTCAATGTCGACGTTGATCGAGTCGGCGTCGATCGTGACGTCAGGGCCGCCGGGGGTCGTGTCGAGCAGCAACGTATCGGGCTTCGCGTCGCCGTCAAGATCGGTGAGCCCGAATCCGACCGCCGCGAATCCAGTCACACAAAGCGCGCCGGCCGCCGTGAACGGAACGCCCTGATGATAAATAGCGATAGCGCCAGCGTTGTCGACCACCAGCCGGCCGGCGGCGTTCAACCCCGCGCCGCCCGGGATCACTTGCACAACCGGGCCCGCGCCGATGCAGATATTTCCCGGTTCAGCGCACGGGATACCCGCGATGTAATGATGAATCCCGGCAACCGGCGTGTTCGTGATCCCGCCATCGACGCCGAATTGAAGCCCCCGAAAATAAGACGTCGGGTTTCCAGCGCCGCCAAAGATGCGGCCATTCGCTGCGAGCAGCCCCTGAAAAATCGCGCTCACGCCGGGGCCCCTTGAACAAGTACGGGTGTGAAGCTACGCACCGGAATGTTTTCGCATAGGAATGTGAAATTGCTAAACGTGAAGTTGCCGCCCGACGTTGGCGTATGCACCATCAGCGTGTAGATCGACGGATCGCTGTCCGAGGAATCAATTGCCACGAAGGCGAACGTCGAAAGGTTCCCGCTGCCGCGCGTCGAAACCGTCTCGCGCCAATCAGTCGCGACACCATTGCGAGAGAGCACGCACGTCACTTCGACGTTGCTCGCTCCCTCTACATCACCATTCACCGTGACCCGAGTCACCACGAGCGGCGCATCGCGTGTGCGCTGAATCGCCCCGATAGCCGGGTCCACGGTCGCCCACTCGGGCGGCTGCGCGACAATCACCGTTTGAAACACGAGCACGGCCGGCGTCTGCGTCAGCGCCTGCGCGCGCGAAGTGATCAGTAAGCCGCCGTACGCCGGCTCCATCGTGTCCAAGAAGTCGGTGAACATCGTGCGGACGGCGGCCGGCGAGATTAGCCCGGTGTTGTTGTCGGGCAAAGCCACCTGCGCTTGCGCCAAAAGTTGCTCAATCGAACGTCGCGGCATCAGTCGAAGCCTTCGTCAAAACCCGAGTCGAAGCCTTCACCACCATCAAAAGGGATCTACCCCGCAGAGCCACCACTCTGCGGGGCACTCCTTATCGCTCGCGTTGAAAAAGCCGCTTGCGAGAATCTCCGTCAGCGAAGCCACGGGCGCGCCGACAGCCTGAACGAATCGCGCGGCGCCTCCGACAGCGCCGGGCAGCGTCGAATTGCTTCGCGCGACCACGGCGTTAGACGAGCCCGTGCCGATGCGATGCGTTTGCAGCGTCTGATTCTGCAAACCGAGATTCGGGAACGCGGGGCCGAGCGGATCGAGATTGCCCGCCCCGATCAGCGTATTGATCCCCATGCCGGGGGTTGCACCCGCGCCGCCCTGCTCGAATGCCGCCCAAGTGATCATGCCGGCGCAGCGTTCGCCGCAATCGCCGAACCGAAGGCAGAATCGGTCGCAACCATCGCGACGCCCGAGCGGTTCACGAAGCCCGCCTCAATCGCCGCGCCGTTTGCGACCGCGCCGGTTGCCGTCACCATCTTTCCGGTGAACCCGGTAAACGCGGGGCCGGCGCCACCATCGCGCGAGCCGCCGTTGCCGGCGCCGCAGATTGCGAAGCCCGCGACATAAGGAACCGCCGGAGCGATGCCGTTAACGTTCGCCCCGGACTTGCCCCCGCCGATGTACACCTTTGTCGAGTCGGCGCCCGAACCCTCGCCCGCGTCATCGGTAAAGCCGGCGTTCTTGATCGCTTGCGCCGCAGTCGCCGGGCTCGTGCCGGCGCAAACGTTGATCACGTGATTCGCGCCGACGCCGATGCCGGTTGACAGCGCGCCAGTGCCGACGCCCTTATCAAAGGGCGAGCCCTTCGGCCCGGACAGCGCATCGAAGCAAACAAATTGTCCTTGGCTCGGGTTCGCTTCGTTCTGCGCGGCGCTCGCGCCGGGAAGGTATGCGGGCATGTCGTGTCCTCCTAAGTGACCGGCGGCACGTAGCCGCGCGCGTTCGCCGATACGCTCGGCGGGAGCTGACCGGGGGCGCTAGCGCCCGCCGGAACCGGGCTTGTCGGTTGCGGTGCTTGCAAGCGCGGATCGGGCGAGCCCGCGAAATTCGGGTCGGGTTCGTTCTGCTGCG